CTGTAAACAATAAACTATTAACAGGAAAATATTGAAAATATACTTGTGAAGGTATAGCTAAACTATTTTCTAAACTTAAATATACAGGAGCAATACCATCAGGTAAATTTGAAATCTCATAAGTACAAGTATTTGTTCCTGCATCATAAGTATATGATTGAGTTATAGTTACTCCCAAGTTTGCAGTAAACCAATTTTGTATTATTACAAATAAATCTGTAATGTCTCCTGTAGAACACATATAATCAACTAAATCATATTGAGTTGAAAATATATTCCATTGTTGATTTGTATAGATATTTTGAAAATATAATCCTGTAATTATTAATGAAGAATCAGTTGGAAATTGTAATTTCCATTCTGTATTTAATATATCATCTTCTGTAATAGTTACAGTATTTGTTTCTGATGTACAACAATTAAGTGTTCCTGAAACAACAAAATTAGTATAGTTATCACTATTAGAAATAAAGTCAGAAAGAGTTTCTGACTTTACTTCTATATAGCTACAGTTTTCAGTTTTTGAAAGTGTAAGCATTTATTTAGGAAATTGTATGTCTTACAAATATTGTTACTCCATCACCTGCTGAATGAGTAGTAGACCAAGTTAAAACAATGTCACCACCAGTTAAACTTAATATACCATCAAATGTAGCAACATCAGTTCCATTAGAATATATTTGATCACCTGTTGCTCCATCAATATAAATAACATCAGCACCAATTAAAGTAGCAGCTCCTGTAGTAATAACAAAAGGACTAGTATCTGTTGCTAAATTAATTACACCAAAAGTTTCATAAACTTCATTAGTTTTATAGTATTGACCTGTTTGAACAGTTGTAGTAACATTATTAGGTAAATTGTGTGGGCCTACAGTAGATTTGTTATTTACTACAATAAAACTTTCATCATTAGGTCTTCTTAACATGTTAGAAGCACTAGCACAACAATAAATAAGTTTTTTAATTTCCTTTTCTAAAAAATAAGGTAATCCCATTTTATATTAATTTTAAATTGTTAAAAGAAAAAAAGGGAGAGAAATCTCTCCCTTTTTATATTAATAGGTATTATCCTAAACCATCTTCAGTTGGGTCATCATAATCAGAAGTGTAAACTACATCTTCACAATCACAATTAGCTAAAACAGGGTCCATAGCTTCATAACCTTCTACTGCAAAGAAAGCATCAAGAATAGGCAACAAACCATTAAATGTTCTGTTAGCACTACCACCAGTAGTACATTGAGCAGCAACAATAGTGTTCATTTTGTTTTTGTATTCTTGCCATCCTCCTACAGATTCAGGAGAATAATGAAGGTTTAATTGGTTGTATTTACCTGCATTAGTAGAAAATCTTTGGAAATTAGTAAATGCTGTTCCCAACATTTCACCTACTCTGTAAGGACCAGGTTTTCCATTGTACCCACCTGCTTCATACTCTAACCATCCAATATCTTTACCTTGACCTTCACCAAATGAAGGCTCAGCAAAAGTAGCTACAACTGCATCACAGTTTAATGGCTCAAGAAGAGAAACAAGCATTTTAAATTGTACATTCTTGTAATATTTAAGAGGAACATTACAATAAGCATACACTTTAGAAGGAATAGTTACAAGTCTTACACCAAGACAAAGACCAGGATTAGCAGCAATCCATGCAGCAACACCAGAAGCAGCAACTACAATAGGAGTACCAGGAGTTGTAGTGTAGTCAATGTATTGAGCTAACACAATACCATCTTTGTCAGCATTGACTGCATTTACAAGAAGTTCAGCAAGTTCATTGCAATCTCCATCAGGACATGCACAACCTGAACCACAACAACTAGTAGTAACAGAAAATGTTTTTGAGAATTGGTTAAAACCAAACATCTCATAAGCTTGAGTATTACCTCTAAATTCTACTTTAACTGAATAAGTAGTTTCACAGTTAATGTTACTGAAATCAGTAATATCTACTGTATGAGATCTTTCAGGGTTATAACATCTGAAAGAATAAGCATCAAGATATGCTCTTGGGATATTTGTACCTGCTGATGTAGCAATTGTATCTACAACACCATCACCATTTTCATCTACACCTACTGCAAGAAAGATAGCTCTTTCATTAACAATGGTAGCTGCACTTTGAGATAGTCCTGTTGTATAAGAGAATACACCAATTTGACCTACAGCAAGAGAAGTAACAGGTAAACCTGCTCCTAATACTGCTTGATCATTTAATGGTACAAGCACTTGAAATACTGGATTATTAGCACTCATTTTTTAAAAAATTTTAATTGTTTAAAAGACTAATTTTAGATTGTTTAATTTGATAATCAGGAATTTGCAATTGACCTGTAATAATCAATGCTGCTAAATCTACAATTTCTCTATGAGTATGGTCAGGTAACTCACAATTTTGACTACCTGTTAGTATAACACCATTAGGTAGTTTATAAGTTCCCCCTACATAATCTTGAGCATTTTGCATATAAGCAGGTTTCCTAATATAATTAAATTCACATATAGAGTTTACAATAAAGGTTTCATCACTAAAAACACGAAGTCCATCTTCAAAAAATCTAATGTTTACTTCTAACCAATCAAAGTCACTACTGTCAAAAGGACTTTCTTCGTGTGTATCATCATGTTGTCTAACAAACAATCTTGCTTGTACATTTTGACAACTACCTCTACTAATACAAGCATACCCTGATACAAAAAATAAATAATCTTGTGGTAAGGTAACTTTGTAAGAACTAGAGTTAAATATAATAGCAGGAAGAGGAGTAAGCTCATTAACAACAATTGTTCTAATGTCATCTATACTCCTCTGGTTTACCTCAAAACCATATCCGTTTTTAGATCTTGGTTCAGCAATCATCTTAATAAAGACTTCTTGAGCTTCATTTAATGCCCAATCAATTTCAGGAACTCTAAGGTTTCTGTATTGTTGTGAATCTAATTTATTAAGTTTGACTTTTAAGTCATAATGCATTGCTCTGATATCCATGCCTGCTATCTATAATTTTAATTTAATTTTTCAAGAATCCTTGCTTTAATTTCTTGATTTTGTGGTGATAAGAAATATTCTACCACATCATCTACACTATGTCCAAGAATATCACTCATGTAATAAATTCCTGAACCTTCTTTGTTTAATATGTTTTTATATAATGCTTCTACCACCATACCTTTAACATATACAAACTGTTTGTCTAATTTAGAATATTTAAGGAAATCATTAATTAAATCTCCTTCTATAATCTCTCCTATTTTAACTTCAATAAATTCATTAGATTGTTTTCTTACTGAAATATCTAAAAGAATTTGAATGAGTGATACTTTTTGCTCTTTAGTTAACTTGTCTGCAATTTTATATGCTTCTTTTTTCTTATTGATTTTGTGTGCTTCTATTTCAATATGTTCACTTTCATCATAAAGAATATGTGTTGCTAAAGGCCATAAACCTTCTTGATATTCTTTTTCAGAATTAGCAACATATAAAGATGCTTTATAATTTTTAACTTTAATAAAATCTAATGGTTTAGCCATATCTAAAATTAAAGTTCTGTTTGGAAATTTTAAATGAGCTACTTTTGTACTCCAAAATTCATGTGGTTTATTTGGATTAAAAGTATCACCTAAATCTACTCCCATTAACTCTCCATATTTTTTTGCTTCTTCTTCTGTTAATCCTGTAGCATATTTACCTGTTAATGGATTATACAATACTTGAGAAGATTTATCTTGAGCAAAATTATCTTTACCTGATTTACCATGCCATTTTACATTTTCAATAGGTCTTAATTCAACTAAGTTTGGATTTCTTTCTGACATAATTCTTAAATTTTTGATTTTGAGGTTTTTAAAAAGTGAGGGAATAAATCCCTCACTTTTTTATTTTATATTATCCACGAGATAGTATTAATTCACCACAACGAGATACATCTTCCATGTGAATACCACATTGGTCTTTAACATGCATTTCATAGTAGTCACCAGAGTGAGAAGCAAGTTTGTTGTTAACAGGACCATAAGGTGTAACAAGACCTGCAGTATAAATCAATGACATACCACCTTTTTTCTTAATACGCTTGATATTAGATTCTCCTTTTTCACCAGAGAAATCAAGGAAAGTAAATCTCATTGATTCAGTAGGATAACCTGTAACAGGGTCAATTTCAAAGTTAATCTCTCTATCATCATAAAGAGGATTGTGAATCAACTCAAGTTCAGCACCGTTAGCCATTCTATACTTAACAAACTGATAACCTGCTACTAATGAATTATCATTATAAGGAGATGTAGTTTTGTCAATAAACAATTGGTCAACAACTTGGATAAATCCTTTTTTCTCCATCCAATCTTGGATTGCACGATGGAAAATAATCATACCATATTCACCTGTAAATGCTTTGATTTTTCTTTGTCCACCAGGTTTAACACGAGAGTAGAAAATGTCCATCAAATACTCTTCAATAAGAGTAGCAGTTAGATGTGTATAATAATGAACGTGAGAATCTTCCAATTGCTCTTGAATACCAGGACCAGAATAGATAGGTCTACCATTAGCACCAAGAACTGAGTCTGTACTTCTAGAGTACCAATAACCTCTTTCCAATTCTTTGTACCATTGTTGCCAGTATTCTACTTCAGCATATTTAATCCAAGTGTCATGCATTTTACCTTGTGGATCTGGAACTTTAACAGCCAAAACCTGATTGTGTGCATCACCTGTGATTTGGTATTTTTTTCTAAAACGAGAAAGTCTGTTTTTCAATGTGATAGGAAGAGAATATTGAGTTGAACCACTTTGTTCTCCTGCTTCTTCATATTGAGAAAACAATTTTGCCCATTGAGTACCTGGTTGTAAGTAACTTACAGGTAAGAAATCAGCACCATTATCTGACATTAATCTTACTGTGTAAATCCAACCTTTACCATGTCTGTAAGGCTCTTCTTGAATACGAACTTGATATTTTTTGTTAGTAGTACCAGGGTGAATAACATCACCAGGAACAAACCAGTTTTCATCAAGTTTAATTTTGAAGTTTTGCTTCAATTTACCAGGAGTTGTATTAGCTACAGCTTCTACGTTTTCAACTACAACAAGTGGTCTTGTCATACCTGTTCTCAAACCCCATTCCCATTCATTAGAAGTAATCTCTTCTTCTTTACCCATCATAGATAGGATGTAAGTCATAGGATTATCTGAATAACGAGTGGCTGAAAACAACCTTGTCATTACTGATTCAAATACATGTGGCTTTGCAATAAGAGCAGCACCCAAGTGATTGAGGTCTGTCATATTAGCATGCCAAGGCATCTGTTTAGTTACTAACTTATTATTTAATTGTGCCATTTTTTAAAATTTACTTTTTTGTTTTAATTAAAAATAATCTGCCAAACCTTTATTGCGAGAACCTTTATTGCCAATAGGAGAAACTTTAGTATTTGTAAGTTTAGACTTTGTTTCTCTAATTATTTCTGTTTTTGCTTTTTCTTTTAAATCAGTTAAATCAAAATCATTACTAATAATTTTAGCAAGTAAGATAGTCTTTTCTTTATCCTTAAATACTTGCTGTAAATCATTTTGAAACTGAGTAAGATATTGATTTTCTGAAACTTTAACAGAAGCTCTTGTCATATAACTATGAAGTACTTTCTTATCTTTCTGAGTTATACTCCAATCTTTAATATTATCAGCATCATCAATTAAACCTTTTAATTCTTTAACATACTGTTTTCTTTGCTCCTCTTGTTGTTGCTGATAATACTGTTGCTTCTTAATTGCTTCTTCTCTATTCTGCTCAATTTCTTCTTCTACATTTTCATGATACTTTTGAGCATATTTAGAAAGCTTACCTGTTTCTTTTAAAAACTCAATTTTATCTTCTATATCTTCATCATCTAAATCTTCGTAAGCTTTATAATAATACTTTAAAAACTTTTCTTCAGATTTAGAATCCCCTATTGTAGGAGTTGGTATTTGAGAAACTTCACTATAAAATTTAAAAAATTGTTTAGTGTCACCACCTTCTTTTTTAAACTTTAAAAATGCTTTTGCATCTCCATCTAAGTCATCCATAAAAGCTTTAATGGTTTCATCTAACCCTGCTTCTATTTCTTGCTCAATGATCTCAGCAAATGTTTCTTCATTAAATTCAGTTTCATCTTCAACATCAACTGATATAACTCCTTTTTCTTTAAGCAGTTTATATACATTTGAATAAGATGTTGCTGATTGTGAAACCTCTTCTTCATCTTCATCAAAAAAAACTTCTTTTTCCTTTTCAGGTTCAGTAATTTTCTTACTATCAAGATTTACAGGTTCATCATCCTCATCATCTTCAACCTGTTTTAACTTTGATGTAGAAGTTTCCTGTGTTACAGTTTCTTTAGTTTCAGGTGCAATTCCAAAAAAATCTTCTGAATTATCCCAAGAGAAATTCATCAGACCACTTTCTAATTCTTGTTCTTTACTTAGTTCTTTACTCATAACGATACAAATTTAAGATTTAAAATGAAGTTTTTTTAAGATTTATTCTTAAGTTTTAAAATGTTATCTAATTGCTTTTTTTATTAAGTTTTTTCTTTTCTAATTCTAATTTCTCTTTATCTACCTTTTTCTGATACTCAAACTCTTGCTCATTTAAATCTTGTTTCCTCATTTTAATTTGAGCTTCCATTCCTTTTCTTGCTACTTCTAAAACATCAGGTTCTCCATCTTTATCTAAGTCTTTATCCATTGAGAATCCCATAGATAAGATAGTTTGTTTTTGTATTTCTCTTTCTGTTCTTGCTTTTTCTTTCATCATATCAGTTTCTCTATCAAACAATTTCATTTCTTTTTGATGAGCAATCATTTCTTGTTGCATTTGTTGTTGTTTTTCTAATTGAGCCATTTGCTCTCTTTGCATTTCTTCTCTTTTCTTAGATTCAGATGCTTCAAGTAATTCTTCAGCTTCTTGAACTCCTTCTGCTCTAACTACTTTAATAACATCAGATAAATCAATTCTTTGAGATTGCATAGCAGCATGTGCTAATTGTGCAACAAGTTCTTTAGCTTCATGTGCCTTAGAAGAATTAGAAATAAATATACCATAAGTTGAGTTTTCTAACAAATCAACATCTATATCTAAAAGTTTTCTAGAAAAATCATCTAATATATAATACAATTTTAAATTAGGGTTTTCAGAATAAGCATACTTTGCAGTATCTATTAGTTTTTGTAAAACATTCTTTTTTACATGATTATGTAAATCAAAAATAGGTTCTAATACATGTGATGATTGTACTAATGTTTGTTTGGTATTAGTAACTGCTGCATTAGGTCCAATTTGTCCTTCAGCTTCAGGAGGAATACCAATAGATACTCCTGCTCTTCTTTCAATATATTCTGCTAATTGAATATATCTGTTTATATCAGAAGCCAATGACATATCTATTTCTTTAACAGCATTAGGTATAGAATAATCACCTTTGTTACCTTCTTCATTAGGATTCATAAATCCAATTTTAGAAGTTTCTAAAAAGTACAACCATTTTTCTGTATCAATACCTGCAGATTCAGGAATCATACCAATGTTCATCATTAAAAGTTTACCTTTATCTGATGCCATTAATAACTCTACCCTATACATAATAATATCATAATAATATTGATATGCTTTTACTCTGTCTACAAAAGACGTAGGTAATGAATTTGTACTATCCATTACTGCACCAATATAAGGTAATTTGCATTCATACAAATTACTTAAATCTTTAAACTGTCCAGGAACAGGACCCATGTTTACATAAATATCAGTTCCTATTTTATATCCTTGATATACTTCAGGAATCCATTCCCATTTACAAGATATATCTCCTTGTTCTCTATTTAATGTATACCCTTCATCTACTAATCTTTCCTGCACTTCTCCATTTTGATCAACATAAGATAAAAATCCTATTTTACGAAGAGCTTTCCAAACACAATGTACTACCCTTACAGTCCAACCTTCATCTTCTTTATTTACATTAAAAGTAAAGTTAGCATCAACAACATGGTTCATCATTTGTGTATAATAATTATACACTTTATCAATTTCATCATTAGTTAATTGGTCACCAAAATAACCTATTACCTTTGATGGACTTAATCTATAAACACAAGTTGCCCATTCTCCATCTTCTATAAATTCTAAATCTGGTGACTTGTCATAATCAAAATATAATGGATTAACTACTGTTATTGCAGGTTCTCCATTTAATACTCCTACCCAAAATATTTCTTTAGCAGCAATAGCTAAATGTTTAAATCCTTGATTAAACTTAGTAGGTATATCTTCTTTTTGCACTAAGTATTCCAACAACTGATGAGCTAAAGCTTCTGCAGGATCTTGATGTTCTCTAGCCATATACCTTTTAACTTCTTCAGGAGTCATTGCTTGTAACTCTTGTTCTATTTGTTGTTGTATTTGCTGTTTTTGTTCAGGAGTAGGTTGTTGTCCTTGTAACTCTGCTAATTTTTGTTGTTCCAATCCTGCTCTGATTGGTTTCATTATCTCAGCCATTACATATTCCTGTATCATCTTAAACTCTTCTTGTTCTCTTCTTGTAGTAGCTTCTTCATTTACTGCCATTACTTTCCATGCAAAAGGTCTTTTCATTTCCATACCTAAGAGTACTTTAATCTTAGGAGAAACAATATCTCTATTTACAAAGTTAGCAGGTAACTCTCCACTCTGTGCACCAAATGGTCTAACTACATATTCAAAGTCACGAATATTCAACATGTTATTAAACATGTCATAATTCACTTTCATCCTCTTATAATCTGATACACCATTAGTATCAAATGAGTCAAAACCATAACCATTAAAACCTACTTGTGAAAATGACCTTTTATCTAAAAAATCTATATTTTGTTTGTACCAGGATTTACCATCAACATTTTTTTGACCTCTTGTCAATCTATGTTTAGGCATACCCTTACTAAAATTACCATCAGTAGTATGTATCATTGTAGTTGTGTTTGATTATTTTTAAACCATGATTTATAATTATCTAAAAGATATTTTGCTGCTTTATTTTTTTCTGTTTTATCTGAATACTGCTTTTCTCCTTCTTCCTCTATTTGAAACATAATCATCATAAATGCCATTACTCGGTCAAAGTTTCCTTTTTTATTAAACTGTATAAGTTCTTCTAAAAGTCCTGGGTCTTCAATAGTATCTAAGTTTAATACTACATTTCCATTCTCATCTACATCTCTTTCTTGAAGTAGCCATTGTTTAATATACTTTGCTCCTGCATCCTTGAGGTCATTATTCATGTGAATACCATATACCCTTGCTACTCTTGAATTTTTAATAGTCTTAGATATAACAGCATCAGGTTGTGCAGCTAACAGATGCAACTTTCTTTTCTTTTCAAAATATCCTTTAACATCTCTAATCATATTTTCATGCATTATTTCTGCATTATATAATTCAGCTAACATTTCAACTATTCTGTGAGTATCATCAGCAGTTTTCATTCTACCTACATAAGATGCCACTAAAGTATCTCTTGAATATGTAAAAGTAGCATTTCCTTTATAAACATAAACTGAAGCTAATGATGTTCCCTGATCTTGTTGATAAGGGTCATACCCTATTTTATATAATCCTTTTGGTGGATTTGGGATAGGATATTCATATACAACAGGACATCCACTTAAATCTAAAGTTTTTGGTTTATAATTCCATACAGGAACTAATTCATTTTTTAAATCTGGTGTAACTCTTACTTTTCCTTCTTCTTTAAACAAGTGTACTGCTTGTCCTTTTTTCTCATTTAACTTTTCTCTTTCTATAATATTTAATCTATTACGAAGTTCAGTAACAGGAAAATCATTAGTAGATACAGTTAAAAATGCTTCACTAGGTTTTAATGGATATTCTTGTACTCTCCTTTGAATAACTCCTAAACCATTAGAAGAATTAGTCAATATAGTTTCTCTTTCTTTTAACTCATAACTTATAGCATCTTCTGTTTTAGAATTTCCTTGACTATCATAAAAACCATCCATGTTCCAAAATATAGGATGAAAAAAACCACATTGTGTAGTTTCTGCATTATCATCCCATATATTATTAAAAGGCATTAAGTTATAAGTAGTTGGGTCATAAAACATTTCAGCAAAATCTACTGTTCCATTTTCCATATCACCACCTGTACCAAATATAATTATCTGTCCAGTTACATATTTACCTGACCTAAGTGTAGGTTCAGTAGCACTATATGAATCTTTTAAATTAGGAAACTTACCTGCTTCTTCAAACAATACATAAACAGAGTCTTTACCACGAGCAGCATCTGGATTATCTTTAAAAGTAATTGCCATTACTTGTGAAGCATAACCTTTCTCAATAGCTACACCATTTAATACTTCTTTAAAAGATGCTTTCCTATATTCTTGCTTATCAATAAAATCTCTATTCTTTCTCCAACCAGTATGCTCATTTAAAAAGTTCATATAGTCAGTAGCCATACCCATTGTACCATTAGGATATAAATACTTCTTATCAAATGCACCAATAATAGAAAGAGAGTTTCTTGTATTATTATACTTATTAACTACTTTAGATGCATTCTTAAATGAGTAACCTTTTCTTCGGGATTTACCTACAATCATGTGTCTTCCACCATCCAAATATTCTTCCTGAATACTAACACTTAACTGTAGTTTATCTAACTCTTTTTTGGTGAGTCCATTATAAGCTATTTCAGTTGCCCAATAATAGTTATAATCACCATCCCAAAAGTCAGGAAACCCTTCTATCTTTTTAGCTTTCTTACCTGCTGCATTTTTCTCTACTCTCAAGATAGGACAAAAGTTAAGATAAAAATAATGGTCACCTGTTATCTTAACTCCTCCTACTGAGTACCCTTCAATAGTTCTTTTAAGTTGTTCTTCCCAATACATTTGCCAGGATGGAGAACCCCAAGGGTCAGGACAATAATATCCATGTTTTTCAAAGTGTCTTGCTTCTTCTCTGAAAACTTCTGTATTAATCCAATGCCCATCAGGGTTTCTTACTGACTCTACTTTCATTATTGTGCAGGTGCTGCTGTTACATATTTTAATCTATAAAGAGTATGTGCCACTAACTGATGCATTTCATCAATCTGATTAAGAATCCAAGTTTCTGTGTACATAGATTTTGCTTCATCTATTTTTTGATAGAGTGATTCCATGTACTGAACTGGATTCTGTATTACACTTGCTGAGAATGAAATAGTTAATTGACCATGTACAGCCATAACTGTTTCAGCAAATGTATCTAATAGCCCATCAAGTGTATCATAAAATGTACCCATAGCTTCATGTATTGCAAGAGATTTTACTCTCTGTTCAATATGAGTAATGTGTGCATCTTCTTTTGCCTTAAATAGGAGAGATACAAATCTTGAACATGACTCAGGATGTTTTCCCATACCCATACCAGG